AAGCGCATCAACGGCGAAGTCATCGCCGCCCTCGATGAGCGCCGGCTGCCGCTGGAGGTGGGGCGCGCGGTTTCCGTCCGGGTCGAACAGTCCGACGCCCAGCGCGACGCCGACGGCATCACATACCAAGGCTCGATCACCGTCCGCGTGATCACTACCCACTGAACTACCTACCGGCCGCGCCGCGGCTTTTATCCAATGTGCCTTTGGAGGAACCCCCATGGCCGACGACAACCTCAATACAGCCGCCGGCTGCCGCCTTGCCATCGGCGGCAAGACCGGTGCTGATAGCGAAACCGAATACAAAGCCGACACGTACGTGCAGGTGGGCGAGATCGAAGATCTCGGCGAATTTGGCGACACCTTCAGCGCAGTGAACTTCACTGCTCTGAGCGATGGCCGCGTGCGCAAGTACAAGGGCACCGCCGACGCCGGGAACATGACCCTGACCGTAGGCCTAGACAGCGGCGATGCCGGTCAGAAGGCCGTATCGGTAGCGCACAAGGACCGTTCCAAGGGCAATTACAACGTCAAGGTCACGCTCAACGACGGCGACCCAGATGCAACCCCTGCCATTCTGCCGACCACCTTCTACTTCGGCGTAAAGGTGATGAACAACACCGTGGCTCCAGGCGCGGCTGATAACGTGGTGCGTCGCAACATGACGTTCGCGATCAACACCGACATCATTGAAATCCCTGCCGGCCCGGCTGCCCCCTGACCGAAGGGGCTGAGCCCCTTCCATCGTTGCGAGAACCCCAATGAGCGAAGTCATGCATGGCACCGTCACACTGGTGATCGGTGCGCGCAGCTACACCCTTAAGCCCACGCTGGATGCGGCGCTGCGCATCGAGGCCCGCTTTGGCGGGCTGCGCGGCGCTCTGGAGGCTATGCGCCTGATGAGCATCGCCGCCTGTGCCGACGTTGTTGTCGCAGGGGCAGACCTGAAGCCGGATCAGCATCCGATCATCGCCGGGGAGGTGTTTCACACCGGCGTGGCTCAAGTGTCCGGCAAGCTGACCGAGTTCATCACCGTCCTGCTCAACCCGGTGCCACCGAGCGTGGCTGCCCGGGGAAAGGACGAGGCGGTCAGCACAGCGCAGTGAAGAACGGCAGCTACGTCGACTACTTGTTCGGCGTGGCCACCGGCTGGCTTGGCTGGCCGCCTGACACCGCGTGGCACACCCCCATTCCGCAAATCATGCTCGCTCTCGATGCTCGGCTTGATTGGACCGGACGAGGGCAGGGCCAAGGCCAGGGGCAAGCCCCGGCGTCCCCGCAGAAGCGTGAAAGCGTTGCGGACAAGTTGAAGAGCTTCCTGCGAGGGCGGCCCAAACAGTAGACAGCGTGCCGCCTCCGTGCGGTTTTTTGTGCTTGGAGATTTGCATGGCCGACCAACAAGTCCAGGGGATGCTGGTCCAGATCGAGGCCACCACGGCACAGCTGCGCCGCGAGCTGGCCAGCGCGGACCAGGTGGTGGCACGCACCGCCCAGTCGATCGACCGTAACCTTGAGCAGGTTGACTCTGCGTTCGACACCGCTGGTGTTGCTGCTCAGAGGGCTGGGGGGCTGATGCGTGGCGCCTTTGCCGCCGTCGCAGGTGCCGGCCTGATTGGCAGCATCATTCAGCAGGTTGACGCCTACGGTCAGATGTCCGACCGCATGAAGGCCGCAGCCGGCAGCGCTGGTGAGTACCAGGCGGTGCAGGAGCACCTGCTGCAAACTGCTCAGGAAACCTACCGGCCACTGGCTGAGGCCCAAGAGCTGTACATCCGCACCGCAGATGTGATGCGCAGTCTGGGATTCAACACCCAGCAGACGCTGGATATCACCGACAGCTTCAGCTTCCTGCTCGTGACCAACGCTGCCGCTGCCGACAAGGCCGGCTCCGCACTGGATGCCTACTCCAAGGCATTGCAGACCGGAAAAGTTGAAGCGGATGGCTGGGTGTCCATTCAGGACGCCATGCCCACCATCGTCACTGCCATCGCCACTGCCACAGGCAAGAGCGCGGAGGAGATCAGAAAGCTCGGCGTCCAGGGCAAGCTGTCGCTCGATGATATCAATACCGGCCTGCTGCGCACCGTGGAGGCCAACCGCAAGGCTGCGGCCGACATGTCCACCAGCGTCCAGGACGCGATGGTGAACATCAGCAACGCCATTCAGACATTCCTGGGTGGGATGGAGGAGCAAACCGGCATAGTCGCAGGCTTGGCAAACGTGCTAATTGCGCTGGCGGACAACGTGGATCTGGTGGCCGTGGCCATGGGCGGCGTCGGTGCTGCGGCCCTGACCAACTATGTGGCCAAGTCTGGGATGGCAATCCAGGCGGCACGGGCTGACCGTGCGGCGCGTATTGCCCAGGCCGAGGCAGTTTTGCAGGCGGCCATCGCCGATCAGCGCAAGGCCCAAACCGCAACCATCCTGGCCGCTCGCGAGGCTGCGGCAGCGCAAGGCACTGCGGTTCAGACGCAGATGTCGATCCAACTGGCTCAGGCGCGGCAGAGAGAAGCTGCTGCTACTGCAGCGGTAGCAACTGCCCAGAGTGGCCTTCGATCTGTCAGCGCCGGCTTGCTTGGTGTACTGGGCGGACCGATGGGCCTGGCCCTGCTAGCAGGTACCGCAGCGGCCAGTTTCCTGTTGTTGCGCGATAACGCAGATCGGGCGGGCATCAGCCTCGAAGAGATGCATAAGCCGGTCTCGCAGTTGCGGGAAGAGTTCGCGAAGCTCAACAAGGACCAGCGCGAAGCGTCGTTGGTCAAGTGGCAGCAGGAACAGATAACTTCTGCAGACAAGGTCAAGGATGCATACGGCGACCTGGCCCAGTCCATCCGATCTGCTGTAGTCACTGCGCCGGCGCGTGACTCCGGTGGCCAATACAACCGCCAGCTTGCCGAATACCAAGGCCTGATTGACCGTTTAAACGAAGCACGCTCCGCCGGTCAGGGGTTGTCGCCAATCCTGCAGGAGGTCGGCGCTCGACTACAGCTTCCGGCCGGAACCCTGCAGCAGTGGATCACCCAGGCTGGCGCTGTCAGCGATGCCGATCAGCGTTCAGGCCTGATTGCCGAAACCCTGCGGGTGCTCACCGGGGTCACCGAAGAAAACACCTCGGCCACCCAGGCGAACAATGCCGCGAAGGTCGGCATGAGCTCGGCAGGGCAGACCTACCTGGAAACGCTCCAGAAGCAGCTGGCAGGCCTGCAGGATAATGGCGACGCGACGAGAATCGCCAACCGCTACATCGAGGAAAACGCCGACCTCACCGAAACAGATCGCCAGGCGATCCTTTCGGCTGCCAGCGCGATCGAGTCGCAGAAGAAGGCCAACAAGGATGCCACCGAGGGCAGCAAGGACCGCGCGAAGGCGCTAAAGGATGAGATCAAGGCCCTCGACGCGATCATCGACCGCGCGTTGCCCGAGAAAAAGCGGCTGGAGGATCTGGCGGAGGGCGTGCAGGGGCTTCGTAAGGCGCAAGCCGCAGGCAAGATCACCGCCGCCGAGATGGAGCTCGGCATCAAGAACCTCAACACGGCCTATGCCGATCCCGTCCTGCAGAAGCGAGCCGAGGAAGAGCGGAAGCTTGCCGAGGTGCGGCGTAACAGTGCCGAGGCCTATCGCAAGGCGATGGAAGTGGTCCTGCAGACCCGTCAGGACGCAATCAATGCGGATGTGGCCGGCGTAGGTATGGGCGATGACCAGCGTGAAGAGGCCGACCGGTTAAACACCGTCCGGCAGAAATATGCGGAGGCGCGTCGACAACTGGAGGAGCAGCAAGAGGACGTGTCGCGCCGGCTCAGCCAGGACGCCTACCAGCAGCGGCTGGCAGACCTCGCCGACTACCAGGCGCGTGAGTTGCAGATGGAGGTCGACGGCTTCGAGGCCAGATTGCAGGCGCAGCGCGACTACCGAAACGGCGCTAAGCGGGCTTGGGCCAACATCCAGGCTGACGCAGCGAACGTGGCTGGCGCAACTGACGACATGCTCACCACCGGTTTCAATACGGCACGTGACGCTGTGGCCGACTTTGCCATGACGGGGAAGGCCAACTTCAAGAGCTTCACCGTTAGCGTGCTCTCGGATATGGCCAGGATCGCCAGTCAACAAGCAGCAAGCTCATTACTGAGTGGGCTTGTGGGGCTGGGGGTCTCGGCAGTCGGCAGCTACTTCGGCGGCGGGTCAGGCAACGGCATGACTCCGGGCTCTGCCGGAGCGATCTCCTCTAACCTGGGCGCATCCCAGGCTGGCTATGGAAGCACGTATTTTCCGCAGGCCTTGGGTGGCGCCTGGTCGAACGGTGTGCAGATGTTCGCCAAAGGCGCCGGGTTCGCCACCAACAACATTTTGAACACGCCGACCATGTTCGGCATGGGCAATGGCGGGCTGGGAGTCGCTGGTGAGGATGGGCCTGAGGCGATCATGCCTTTGGCACGCGGGACTGACGGATCGCTGGGCGTACAGATGGTCGGCGGCTCCGCGAGCGGAGGCACATTGGTGCAGATTGATGCTCCTATGTATTTAACCGTTCCGGATAGGAGCGACGAGGGTATGGAGCTTGATAGCACTGCGCTTCAGCAGAATTTGCAGAAGCAGATGCAGGGTGTAGCTGAGCGAGCCATTACCGACTCTTGGCGCGCCGGTGGCGTGAGCTATCGAAACAGCAACGGGAGACGCTGATGGCGATCGAAACATTTACCTGGACTCCTGACGACGAGGCCGGCGGTGACAGCACCCTGCGGGCTCGGACATCACAGTTCGGTGACAACTATGCCCAAGTGTCCACAGATGGCTTGAACGCCGAAACAGACAGCTGGTCGCTTTCGTTCGGCGGCTTGGCGGACGAGGTCGCGCCCATCCTGGTCTTCATCAGACGGCACCGGGGCGCTACCGCGTTCTTGTGGACCAATCCCGAGGGTGTACTCGGCATGTACCGCTGCAAGGCCTTTCGGCAGCAGCGCAAGCCGGGCGGGGTGGTGGTGCTAACGGCAACCTTTGAGAGAGCGTTTCATCCATGAGCTTGATCACTCAGTTGCAGAAGCTGGAACCTGGGGCGGAGATTCTGCTGTTTGAACTCGACGGCTCAGATTTCGGGGCTGACATGCTTAGGTTCCATGGGCACGCTATTCCGCACACGCCTCAGGAGCTAGCCGCCGCTGGAGTGAATGCCGACCAGTTGCCGGCCAAGTCGATCTGGTGGCAGGGCAACGAATACGGTGCCTGGCCCATGCAGATCGACGGCATCGAGGCGAACTCGGACGGCACTGCCGTTCGGCCCACGCTAACTGTTGGTAACGTCAACGGCAGGATAACGGCGCTGTGCCTGGCCTTTGACAACCTGCTCGAGTTCAAGCTAACCATTCGCCATACCATGGCGCGCTACCTGGATGCGGCAAACTTTCCCTCGGGCAACCCGGAGGCCGATCCAACAGAGGAAGCGATCGAGGTGTGGTATATCGATCAGAAAGTCTCCGAGAACGGCACCACAGTGGCTTGGGAGCTTGCCAGTCCCGGTGATGTCGGCGGGGAGACGATCGGCCGGCAGATGACTCAGCTGTGCCACTGGGCGATGACCGCAGGCTACCGCGGCCCTAACTGCGGATACACCGGCCCGTACTACGACCTCGATGGAACCGCCACGGACGACCCGGCCAAAGACCAGTGCAATGGTTGCTTGGATTCAGGCTGCACAGTCCGTTTTGGCCAAGGCAACGAGTTGCCATTCGGCGGCTTCCCGGCCGTTTCCCTGATCGCACGGAGTTGACCATGCGCAA